GTGCTGTACCATATCTTTGCATATCTAGGAAAACTTGCGTATCAAGGCTCATTCGTTAGTAGTAAATAAGTAGTAAATTGATGTGTTTGTTTCCTTGAAAATGCTGATAGATACTGTGTTTTAGCGGATAATCAGATTTTTATTGTGTTTTTACATAAAAAAATCTTGGCGTAAACATTGATGAAGCTGTTGAAGCAAAAGAATATCTTGAGAAAAAGAGGAAACGCTTGTCAAGTCCATACGGTGGCATAGGCGGATTCGGTGGTTTCTTCCACAAAAGAAAGTAATGCAATTTTTTAGTAAACGCATATATTTGCAAAAAGTGTATATAAAAAATAAATAATTTTTCACCATCTGAAAATGCACTCACCAAAAGGCGGTGGGTGCATTTTTGCATAAATAAATGACAGAAAGGAGCAGAACAATGGAAGCACTTTGGTTTGTACTTGGTTTTGCGGTAACAACAACCGTTGTACTCGCAACAGAAAAACTCATCATAAAAAATTAATTTGGAGGAAAAAATATGTTTGGACTTATTATGGCACTTACAACAAAAGTAGCGGTAGAAATGTTTGCAACAGGTGCAGGAACTGCTATTACACTTCTCTGCACAGGTACAAAGCTGAGGAAAAGAAAATGATTGAAATATTTACACCTGATGATATATTAAAAATCAAGGACTGTTACATTGCCAAGTATATCAAAAATCTTTTCACAAATCTTCTGACACAAACATCTGATTGTTCGCTTGAAACAGTCGGAGGTATTTTTTATGTTGAAAATGAAAAAGACTTTGACGATTACAAAAGTTTTGGTTTATCCTCAAAAATAACAGAAAGCAGATTTGAATGGATTGACTTGATAGGCAATGATTTTCTTGACGGATGTATTGTTCTTGACAATGACAGGGCAATAAACATTGTCGGCAAAGCTGACTATTTTAAAAAAGGAGTATTGAACTATGAGTATAGCGAACACAATTGAAACAAACAGCACAGTAAAAACAACAGCGGTCTTTTCCAAAAACAGAAAAGACCGCTATTTGTTGAAAGCAGAATGGGACAGCAACAAAAAGTCGCTTGCAATAATAATGACCTATCCCTCATCTGCCGATGAATTGATTTTTGACCAAACAACCATGCTTGTCAGAAACGGAGCGGTAAAAAATGATTTCGGCTCCGTTTCAATAATCAATCTCTTCTCATCAATCGACAACCCTTTGCCTAAAACAGACAAAACAAACACTTCTTTTGTAATGAGAGAATGTGACAATGCAGATGTAATAATAGTTGCATATGGCAGGAATCCAACTCCCTGCGGTTTATGAATATTTGTCTATTATGTTTAAGTTTCGTTTTAACTTTGCCCCACTGTGCTGCAATCAAACCGCTGTTGATACATTTTTCAACCTACTTTGAACATTAAGGCAAGTTCTGCACCTGCCTTAATGTTCTGATATTGTTTTTTATATGTTTTTTTGAGATTGCTTGTTTACAAAATCAAAAAATTCTTTGCACAAGCAAGCGGCATGTTTATCAAGTTTACACTTGCAAAAATTCGCAATGTATAAAGGAATTTCTTTATAGTAAGCTTCTGCGATGCTTCCTGCCATTGCAGCTATTGTGTCTGAATCACTTCCGTATGAAATTGCAAGTTTTATAGCTGATTCAAAGTCAGTGCTTTCTAAAAAAGCAGCAACTGCCAAATGAACTGTATCCTGACAAGTTACACTATAATTACTTTTTTCACGCAATACTTCAACCGAAAAATCAAGTTCTGAATAGCCAAATTCTCTGATAATATATTCTTTAATTTCATCTTTAGATTTTCCGTTTCTCGCAAGAAAAATTGCAGCCGCTATACACATTGCGCCTTTCTCGCCCTCAGGATGATTATGGGTTATGTCAGCAGATAATTTTGCAAAACGCATAGTTTCTTCCATAGTGTCAAAAAACCACCCAACGGGACTTACTCTCATTGCAGAACCGTTTCCAAAACTGTTATAAGGTTCGTATTCATCAATCAGATAGGCTTTGTTGCACCATTGCCAAAAACTAAATCCGTATCCCAGTGGTTGATTTTTATATTTTCTGCAAACATAGTCAACCATTCTTTTCACTAACTTGTCTTTAAAGTAATCATCATTTTCATAATCATTCAGATCATGCAACAACCAGTCAGCAACAGCAAGGGTCAACACAGTGTCATCAGTAAAATGGCTACCGTCTCTGAACAAATCAATTTCTGAAATATTATTGTATTTCTTCTTTTCAAACTCAAATGTTGAACCTAAAATATCTCCGCAGATTGCGCCGAAAATATTATTGTTTGTCCTACAGGCATAACAAATACCTGAGCAATTATTATATATCATAGAATTTTTCAAGTTTAGCTTTTAGATATGAATTTTTCATTAACTCGTTATACAATTCTTCCTTACTAATTATATAAATATTTGTGCCGACATATTCTTTTCTATATTTATCAATATCCTCGTCTTTCCATTTTCCTGAAAAAAGATAGATTTTATCATAACTCTTTTCATCATTATATTCATTTGGAATAATGTCGTCACTTTGATTTTTGACCTGGCAGGTTATAGGATTTCTATTTACGCTTACAAAGCTAAATTCATAATTTTGTTTGTTAATTTTACAGGAAGAGGGCAATAAAATATATCCCTCTTTATAATGCCTTTCATAAATAAACTGACTAACGAGGTCCTCCAACTCCATATAGTTTAAACTCGTTACAAAATTATCTTGATTTAACAAGGGCTTAGGGATATTAAATTCCGTAGTCTTGGATGCTCTTTCATAAGATGCAATTATCATAATTTTTAATTTATTATTTGTAACTCTCTGAATGGTAGAATGATATCTTTGTGAAAATCTTCCAATTATATCAGATGGTAATTCTTCTTCATTTTCAAATTCAAACCATTCCTTTACATTACATCCCCATGATAGCCTATTAGCACCATTAACAGAAAATCTTTGAATATACTTTGCCTTGCCATCAACTCTGCCTAAATAGAAATGAGAATTTTTCAGACGCATTATCACTAAATCGCCGTCAGCAATGTTTTGGTACATTTTAAGTGCGGACTTATATGATTCTTTGTATTGAGGACGGTCTATTTCAACCATTGATTCATACTTTGCTTTGTTTTCTTCAGTAATCTCTTCGTTGTCTGCAATTTCGTCAATTATTTTTGTCGCCCAACCCATACCAAAAATATTATTTTTAATGCATTCTTGTTGAAAAGGTAAAACCTCAGATGAATATCTTTCATCCTTAGGAAATGGCATAAGATTAATAATCCAGCAGTTAATTTTGTTTAAATTAATTTGTTTCATCAATAATTACTCCTTTTTATTCATAATTTTTCTTAGCAAAATCAATATCAGCCTTAATTTCATCAACAAGGCTTTGCGGAAAAATGACCTTGATATGCCTTGAATATTTCAGTGCCCACATTTTCATGGCAATCGGGTTTACCTTGACTGTCACCGTGACCTCATCGCTTGTAACGTTTTCGGGAATTGTTATGCTTTTCAATGATATACAATACATAAAAGCAAAATCACCTATGCTTGTTACGCCATCAGGAATGATATAAGATGTATCTTTTTCCCCTTCCGGATATTTAATAAGTACGCTTTTGGACTTGTCGAACAATACACCTCCACAAGACAAATAATTGGAATTACCCTCGCTTACATTTATGCTTTGCAACGAATTACATCCTGCAAAGGCATAATTTTCAATGTTTATTACACCGTTTGGTATTGTTATGTTTTCCAAGGTTGTGCATCCAGCAAAAACCTTATCCCCAATGCTTATCACACTGTCAGGAATTGTTATGCTTTTCAGTGCGTCACAACCCCCAAAAGCATCTTTTCCGATGCTTGTTACACCGTCAGGAATTGTTACAGTCACATTTTCTTCTACTCCCGACATTCTGCACTTTGTCAGAACACCGTTCTGAATTTCAAAATGCGGAGTACACATACAATCACCTCATAATAAAAGTATCATTATTTTACATAATAGTCAATCAGTTTTCTTTTATTTATGTGTTTATTTTAACAAGACAGATGAACCAAAAACAGGACATCCGTTATAAATTCTGATTTTGAAAAATGAAACGCTTATTTTTAAAAATGAAACGGTCAAAAAGTTTTGTGTCAGAATAAAAAATCGGCTCTAAAAACACACTCAACGGCTGCCTTTTTTATTACAAAACAGCCGTATTTTTTATTCACTCTGACACTTTACTAATCGGCAAAAATGCCGTAAATACTGATTACAAGCCGTTTTTAAGAGATAAAAATGAACCGCAATTAAGATACGCTTTGTATCAAAATTGCTGTTCTTATTTGGTGGAGATGAGGGGAATCGAACCCATTAGAAAATCACTCAAAAAGCCGATAAAATCAAGCATTTATTTTATTCGTGTCATCTTTTGTGTCATCTGATGAAAAATTATTGCTGAAAATATCTACAACAAGAGCTGACATTGTACTTGTCTTATCTCTCAGAGTATGTTGATAGATTTGATGTAACATATCAACCGACTGCCAGCCTCCGATTTCTGCAATATACTGGTCCGGAATGCCTCGAGCGTGGCATTCAGAGGCAAAATAATGTCTTAGTTTGTGAAAACTGAAATGCGGCACATTCGCTTTTACTACAAGACGATTAAATGCACTTGAAAGCGTTGTGGGAGAAATTCCAAAATATTTCCACTCTCTGCATTCTTTTATTAATTCACGAGGCAGCGGAACAAAGCGAGTGCCGGCTTCTGTCTTTGTAGTTTTAACCACGAACTTTCCATTGCTATCTGCTACTACTGCCTTATTAATATTAACGCCAAAATCGTTGAAGTCATTAATTGTTAGTGCACATATCTCCGAACGGCGGAGAGAACCCTGACTTGCAAGCATAATAGGCACTTTAATTTTATCGTTAGCAAGTTCAAGTAATTTATTTATTTCTTTCGTAGTTGGTATCGTATATTGTGGTTTAATTTTTTGCGGTAGTGTAGTATGTAGAATTAAAGAGGGATAATAAGTTTTAAGGACAGCTGAAAGTAGTCCGTGGGCATTTCTGACAGTCTTGGGACTATGACAAGCAGACAGAGAATTGACAGAGTTCTGAATCATAACTGCTGTAAGTTTAGTGAGCTTAAAAGGCATTAGTTCAGAAAAGTAATTGCGCCTGCATTGACGGTAACCTACTATTGTTGATGGACTCAGTACCGAGGATTTACTTTCTATATACCTATCGTATGCCTGCCCAAGTGTTAAGTCATTATAATCAATATTAGATAAATTCAAAGACAACTCAAATCTATCGGCTTCTTTTTTCGCTTCTTTTTTCGTCGGAGCTGTAATTGATTTGTACATCTTCTTCCCATCTTTGTTTTTGCCAATGAAAACACGCACTCGCCAAGATCCTGACGGAAGTTTTTTCGGTTCTGCCATAAATAATAACACTCCTTTTTTTATAAAAAGGGTGCAAAAATCCCCTTGTGCTAAGAGTTGCAAAACACAAGGGATTGTGATACAATACTATTGCAATCAATTGCATCATCTGCACCCTGTGTAGGTGATATTCTGCTCTGTTCGAGGACCAGTCGAGCAGGGCGGCTTTTTTTATGATTTATTTGCAATAATCAATTTCACTTTTGCGTTGTAGCTGATTTTTTCATTCTCATCGTAATGCTCTCCAACGGTAAAATCATTAATGCCAAGTATACGCTCTTGATTTGATTTTACAAAAGCAACATCTTCTCTATGAAGATTTCCAACATCATATCCGTTAGCAATAATTCTGATAGCCGGCTCACCCTTGAAATCGTATTCTTCTATTTTTACATTAATAGCTTTACCGGATTTTTTGTCAGCTTTTAACTTTTTCAGATATTTTTGACGGTCATCAAATGTTACACCTGCAACTTTAAAAACCTTAATATGTGATTTTCCTGTTTCAGGAGTTGATTTTGACGGTTCTTGCTTTTTGCCAAATAATTTAGATAATAAACCCATTTTTTACGCTCCTCTTTTTATTTAATAAAATGCATTTCATTGACAATATATGTCACATAATGTAAAATAGTAGCGAGGAGTGCGCTTTCTTCTCATATCTTTTTTAGTCAGTCATAGCTCCACCTGTGACTGACTTTTCTTTTTATTGATAAATTCTATAAACTGCTTTACTACTTCTCTTTCGAGCGGATGCTTATAGAAAGCATTTCTTTTTTCAAGTTCTTGCATTCTGTTAGCTCTGTAAGTTGCTGCTTCAAGACTTATGTTACAGAGCATAGATATTTCCGCAGCGGTTAAAATCTGCAATTCGTGCAGAACGCACGCAGGAGCGAGCAAGTCACGAGCGAACACATTTGCCGAGTGTTCGGCGGCATCTGTTGTCACAAAGCCGTTGCCATCAGCTTGAAACATATGTCCAAGAAAAATATGTCCAAGCTCGTGCGCTATTGTAAATCTGCATCGTCGAACTGATTGCTTATCAGAATATACAATATACAATTTGCCTTTTTGCATTAAAGTTGTTCCACTTTCTTCATCTTTTAATAGATTAACATTAGAATTTTTAAGCAATATAATTTCAGATTTATGCACAATAGAACTCACTTTAACGGGCAACTTGTCAATCTTATAGTCAATCAAACAGCGCCATGAAGCGTTACGAGCATTTTTATAACATCCATAATTCAATCCTAATCACCTCATATGGTATTGTACCCTATGAGGATTTTTTTATTTTACAAATGTTATAAATCCGAATCGTCAGGAGTAAATTTGCTAAGATCCGGCATATTTACTACTTCAATAGGTTGATTGTTATCCTTACTGCGTGCGGCTTTTAATGTAGGGATTAATTGTTCTTCTTCATCAATATGTAAAATAGTGTCAATAGTATATTGATGTTCCGGATGATTACGATAAGCAACAACAAGTTTCTTTTCGTGAGTAGTTAATTCATTGATATGTATATCTTTTTTTATTTCTCCATTAACAAGAGCATTTATATCTAAAGATAGAGTATTACAAATTTTAATGACATTTTGTATAGATGTTCCCCAAATTCCTCTACTAAAAATACCTTTAACTGTAGTATATGGCAAATCTGCAACTTTCGCAAACTGCATTATACTCTTATAGTTGTCTAAAATATAATCTTGTAATTTTTGTTCGACAGTCATTGTGACCACCTCTTTCGATTACAAGTATATTACAAAATATTGTAGATGTCAATATAAAATTTACCTTTTTTAGTAAATAATTATTAAAAAACTATTGACAATCTACTTTATTAGGTATATTATAATATCGTAATCTACCTTATAAGGTAAGTAGGAGGTATTAAAATGCTATATCCAAATTTAATTAAAGCCATGAAAGACGAAGGTGTTACTAAAACCGATATTGCAAATTTATTAGGTTTACACTTTAACACGGTTACAGCAAAAATGGAAGGTGAAACAACATCAAATAGAGCTGTATATCAAGTAGGATTTACACTTATTGAGGCAGTAATGATTAAAAACATCTTTTTTAAAAGATATGACCTTAGTTGGCTTTTTGATTTTCACGAACACATTAAAACAGCATAAGAGGTGATTACATGCCGAAAATAAAAAGAACAATAAAAGCTGAACAGGAGCAAGAATATATGTCAAGAGTTGCACAATGTCTTTTCTTTAGATTGAACTGTATCGGTTATGACAGAGAAAAAATCAGCAAACTCTTTGGCATTAATCCTGCTACCTGTTCAGCACGCAAAAACAAAAGTCCTGAAAATTTCAGACTTGAAGAAATCGTCAGAGCTGCGGAAGTCCTTGGAATTAAACCATATGAACTTTTGATTGACCCCGACGAAATGAAAGGAGAATGGAAATGGAAGTAATTATCAACAAATCTGAATCGCGTTTGTTTAACGAGGTTGAAATCGGAGATGTGTTCTCTGATGATTTAGGACGCTTTATGATGAAAGTATCATACGAAACAGCAATTTGTTTAGATGATAATACAGTCTATGGCATTAGAAGCAATGTCAAATGCTATCTGAGGGACTGCGTAATTATAGAGCGTGAACTGCTCGAAAACCTCAAGAAAGGAGCAAACGGATATGAGTAAGCTTGAAAACTTACAAATCTGCATTAAAGACGGCGAGGTTGTAGTATTGCAAGGACTTGACACCGTCACGGCGGACAGGCTTGAGGACATATTGAATTATGTAGCAGAAGTTAAGGAAAGTCTTGACAGACATAAGCTCAGCAACAGAGCAACAGGCATTAAGCGTGTGGCGAACAACTGTAAAAAGTTTATACGCTGCTGCAAATACGCAGCGAAAAATTAAGGAGGTGTAACAGATGAAAAAAGGGATAACAATCGAAAGCGGATACGATGTTTCAAGGCGCTGGTGCCTGAAGCTTCGAAAAGCTAAAGGCAAGTTTACGCTTGATGAAATAATTGAAGCGGCGAAAGAATGGGAAGAAGATTACTACGCTGTGATTATTAAAGCGATGAGCGACGAGATAGCACAGTATTACGACGATGACCTTGACGGCGATTATGTGACATTGTATCGTGCTACAGATTTTATAAGCAAGGAGTGTAGCTGATGAAAAGATTAACTTTAAATCAAGACAGCGAAATCAAGGTTAAGGATGTCTATGGCAAAATGCACGACTGCAAAGATGTACCAAATGAGTTCTACGGCTGTATCCGCAAACTTTACGACTACGAAAATACAGGATATAATCCCGATTTTATCGACACTATTCCACACATTCTTATGGATATGGCAGAACTGCTTGAAAATCCCACAGCCGAGAACATCAAGGCTTGCAGAGCCAAAGTCGATTACATTTTAAGCGCAAAAGACAAAGCCGCCAGCTAATGCACAGCTGGCGGCAAAGTGAAAAGATATAAAAATATTTACCGTATTTATTATATCTTTTCTCTCTTAAAAAATCAAGAGGTGAAATTATGAATATTTTAGAAAATGCAGTTGACTGCATTAAAACCCAAGGCAAGAACTATGAAAAATACTCTAACGAATGGAATGTAATGCAACAGCTTATCGACATTATTACAGCACAGCCGGAAAGCGCAGAAATTGTGTTGCAGGACCTAAATGTTAAAGAAATGCAAGTGCCTGCACTCGTGAAGAAAATAACAAGCAAGAGAATCGCAAATCCTGTTGAAGTTATGAATGCTATTTGCGACTTTTACTCAATCCCAAAACCGAGCGAATTGCCTCCGGAAGTGTGGCGAATGAACAGCACCTCCCCTGCTCCTGCCAAATCTACCGAAGAGCAAGGCTTTATAAACCTTATGGATTTACTGTGAGGTGAGTATAAATGCAGAGAAAAAAGCTGTTAGCGTTAGAAATAAACAAAAACCGTGCTGATGTACCTGCAATGCAAGCAGTAGTTGAGTTTCAGCATAAAGACAAGTATGGCAATTATACGACACACAAATACAATTATGTTTATGATGCCTTTATTGATGAGTCAACAGGTGAAAAAACTCTTATAATTGATATGTTTAAGCCTGCCCCGGCGGCGGAGTTCCTCTATAGACTGTTCATCGGAAAAAACAAGCAAGGTGATGACAAATGGTTTATCGTTAAATCAGACGGCACAGTCAGTGAAAGCAGTTTGCCGGTTGATTATTACTGCCGTCAATTCTATTATCCGTTCAGTGCTGATACTGATAATGTGATTGATGAGTATTTGTCAGATACTAAATCATATGCAAAAGGTAAAGGCATCAGAAAAATAATAGCTTGGCAAAAAGCAGTCAGGCAAAAAAGGCTCAAAGATAAATATCAAAAAATTAAAGACAGCATAAGTTATGAATTAGCAGAAATTCGCCCACTGCCGCAGTCAGTACATAAATGGATTGATAATACCGTAATGGCATATAGCAGATATATGTTTTATGATGCCAACAGCAAAAAGCAGACTACTGCAAGATGTTCCGTGTGCGGTAACGAGGTTACTATTAAAAATGTACGCAGCGGAGATAAAGTCACTTGTCCTATTTGCCACAAAAAATGTACCGCAAAACCATATCGAAAATATTTGAATTCAAACGGCTTTTGTAACAGAGAAACAATAATGTATCTACAACCGTTCAAAGGAACAAGATTTTGTGCTCGTGAATTTATTGTCAACTACGCATACATTCAAGGCAGAATTAAGCCACGCATCAGTATGCAAGAACTTTCAAGAACAACTTGCGACTTTGACGGACAAGAAATGCGAGTGCAGGAACAATACACATATGACGAAGATTACAAAGGCGGTGACTGGCGAAAGGATTTTTGTAGAAGTGTAAACTCAAGTTTGCCACTCTACCCCGGCACGCTCAATAAGATATTTAAGCGTGTAAAAGGATTTAACAAGTGGCATATCGACTACGGCAGGATAGCGAGGTTATGCAATCCTGTCGGTTGTGAAAACTTGTATAACGCAGTCAATCAAGTTGCAAGTCTTAACAATATAATCGACAACGGCTTAATTAATCTTGCACGAGATGTCATTACATACACATACAGATGTACTGAATTTGATTTAGCAAAAGGGTCTTTGAGAAAAAGTTTCGGAATTACTAAAGACGATTTAAAAATTTTAAAACAGTTAAACCCAAAATTATGCGAATTCAAACTATACAAAGCGTATAAACAAACAGGCAGAAAAATTGACATTGAAGAGTTAAAAGAATTTTTTGTAATTCGTTCAATGATCGACTGTGATGTTAATGATATATTAAGAATTTTAGAATACAGTTCTCTAAGAAAATTTTGTCAATTTTTCCGCAGATGGGAAAGCGAAAATTGCGCAAAACCGTACGATAACTACTATTATCGGGATCCAAGAAGAACCTTTTTTAGAGATTATAAAGACTATATAGAAAACGCTACCTTGCTCGAATATGACTTATCGAATTTAGAAGTCCTCTACCCTAAAAATTTTAAGCAGGCTCACGATTTAGCGTCAGATATAGTCAACGACAAAAATTTCAGCGAAGGAGAACTGCCGCAGATAGCTCGACAGTATGAAAAATACAGTAATCTATACAGCTATGAAGATAAAGACTTCTGTATTATGCCGCCCGTAAGGCACAATGACTTAAAAGACGAAGGTAAAACACTATGTCATTGTGTAGCGACCTATGCCAAAAGAGTTGCTACAGGCAAAACGATTATACTTTTCGTTCGTAAGACAAGTGAAAAAGAAAAACCTTACTTTACGCTTGAACTTAATCCTGTGACACTTAGAATTGAGCAGTGCAGAGGATTTGGAAATTGCTCATATCCGAACGAAGTCAAAAAATTTATGGATAAATGGTACAAAACAAAAATAGAACCACTGATAAGGAGTAAAGAAAAATGTCAGACAACAGCAGCATAATGAGTATAGCTGATTTCAACATCACTGAAATGTCAGCAGATACAATGTCAGCACTAAACACTCATCAGAAAATAATAACAGCAGAGCAGACGGCTGCAAATGCAATGATTAGCTTGTGCGAAAATCTTAAATTAATGAGAGATAAGCACTTATACGAAGCGCTCGGCTTTGAAACATTTGATACATACACAGAGCAAGCCTGTGGCATTAAACGCAGACAAGCTTACAACTACATCAGCACATACGAAAAGCTTGGCGGTACGGTTTTGCAGTCAAATGCACAGCTTGGTATTACTAAATTGCAATTACTTACAGAAGTATGTGCAGTAGACAGAGCTGAAATTATAGCAGAAAATGACCTTGCCGGCATGTCGGTCAAAGAAATTAAAGAACTTGTTGAAAAAAGCAAGCAGCAAGGTGAACAGCTTGCTCTTCTCGGTGATGAGCTTAACGACAGCAACAACGCACAGAAATCGTTACAAGCAGATAAACAAAATCTCGCAGAGGAAAACAAGTTATTGCACAAACGAATTAAAGAACTCGAAAGCAAGCCTGTTGAGGTTGCTGTACAAGAACCAACGCAAGCGCAAATTGAAGCAGCGGCAAAAAGCAAAATAAACAGCTTAAAAGCGTCATTTGAAAAAGAAAAACAAAACGCTGTTGAAGAAGCTGTCAGACAAGCTACAGAAAAAGCACAGACAAGTGTTAAGGATGAGCTTGAAAAAACATACAGAGCTAAGCTTGAAGCAATCGACAAAGAAAAAGCAGACGCTATTAAAAAAGCAGAACAGTTGGCAAACAAGCTTGACAAAAATGCAGATGCCGACCTTGTGACAGCAACTCTTTACTTCAACGAATTACAATCACATCTCAAAAAGTTTATTAACAGCGTTGAAAAAATTATTGAAACAAATCCTACTAAGGGTGAGAAACTCAAGCAGATTGCGAAAGCATTTTTAAGCGATACAATTGCAAATCTTAATTAATCAGTTAGTAAGCTCCGCACGGCTTTACTATATATCAGAGAGTACAACTTTCGTTGATTATTCTTCCTAAAATTTAATAATATTACTGACTTGCATAATGTTACTGCGGAGCAGGTGCGGCTGCTCTAAGTTTTTTTGTTGAGGAGCAGAAAATGAAAGACTTAGAGAAGATGAGTATTGAGCGATTGCAAGAAGGTGCTCAGATTAGTAGATATTATTATAATAAGCCTTTGCTACTATGCTATTCCGGCGGCAAAGATAGCGAAATAATTTTAGACCTTGCGCTTAAGTCAGGTATAGATTTTGAGGTTTTACATAGTCATACAACTGCCGATGCGCCCGAAACCGTTTATCACATTCGCCGAAAGTTCAAAGAGCTGGAGTCTAAAGGAATTAAGTGTACAACGCAAATGCCAACCTTCAAAGGTAAATCTGTCAGTATGTGGAGCTTGATTCCGGCTAAGAAAATCCCACCCACTCGCCATGCACGATATTGTTGTGCAATACTGAAAGAAACAGCAGGACACAACAGAGCGATTGTGACAGGCGTAAGAAGAGCGGAAAGCACCAACAGAGCTAAAAGCGGAATTATTCAGACTTGGAGTAAAGACATCTCAAAGAGAATTATCATTAACAACGATAATGACGAAAAGAGAAAAATCGTTGAGCATTGTCAACTACAAGGGAAAACGGTATTCAATGTCATATGTGATTGGTCAAATGACGATGTAAAAGACTATATCAAAGAAGAACATATAAATTTAAATCCTTTGTATAAGTGTGGCTTTCACAGAGTAGGTTGCGTTGGCTGCCCTATGGTAGGAAAAGGAAGATACAAAGAATTTGCACTGTATCCTAAATACAGAAATTTGTATATCAGAGCGTTTGACAGAATGTTAGAAGTTCGCAAGCAAGCAGGATTAACAACTAATACGTGGCAATCAGGAATAGATGTGTATCACTGGTGGATGGAGGACAATGTTCTGCCAGGGCAGCTAACAATAGACGGAGAAAATGATTGGTAAGGTGAGAATATGAAACAGAAAAAACTTGATCATCTTGATTTGGTATGTCTTGAGATTGCTAAGTATAACAAAATACATAACACATATTACAGCTACGGCGAATACACAGCTTTAGTGCGTGCAGGAAAGATTATATCAGATGTTGTGAGTGAAAAGAGAGTTAAGAAAAATGAGAAGAAACTGGACAGATGATGATGTCAACAGTTTGTGCGAAATGTGGGGCAATTCAAGTGTTGAAAGAATTTGTACAAAACTTGAAAGAAGCAAAAGTTCTGTAATTCAAAAAGTTAATAGACTTAAGCTGGGAGCTTTTCTTGATAATAGTATTTACATTACAAAACATCAATTGTTTGTTGCTTTAGGAATAAACTCAGATTCATATAAAAATGTATCCTGGCTTAAAAACAGAGGATTGAAAACACACAAAGTAAAGCGTGGAAAACAAACTTTTAATATGATTCTTATAGATGAGTTTTGGAAGTGGGCATATGAAAATATGAATTTTCTTGATTTCAGCAGCTTTCAGAGGAACAGTTTAGGTAAAGAACCAAAGTGGGTTGATGAAAAAAGGCGCAAAGATATAAAAAAATCATATTAGTTTAAAAGAACTCCTTGGAGTGAGTTTGAAGATAAAGAACTCCTTGGAGTGAGTTTGAAGATAAAGAACTTATGCGATTGCTTAGTAAATATAAATACAGTTACAAAGAACTGTCTCTGAAACTTCAAAGAACTGAAGGAGCTATACAAAGAAGAATATGCGACCTTGGTATCAAAGAGCGACCGGTTAAGGCGGATAATCATATCAAATGGACCGAAAGCGAATATATGATGCTTGGCGAAATGATTAAGAACGGATACAGTTATGAACTTATATCAGAAAAAATATCTAAGTCTGTTAAAGCAATCAGAGGCAGAGTATACAATACATATCTAACAGAAAGACTTGATAAAGTAAGAGCAATTATCGGTGACGGTAATTTCGGAGATAACGCTGCTTCTAAACAGTTAAAACATAAAAACTTACTTAGTGCAGAAGAAAAGTCAGAAGTTAAAGAGTTGATGTCAAGATTTATAGCGTGCTTGAGCGCTGATTTGGACGGAATAAAAAAGTTTAATGTATATTTTCAAAAAGATATGTGCCAAAACTGGGACAAGTACAGAGGATGTAAAGCAAAAGAAAACGGCTGTGACGAATGTATATCATTTGTAAGATTAAAACCGCAATTTTGCAAAAGATGTGGCAAAGATTTTATTGAACACGGAGAACACCTTTATTGTCAGAATTGCAGAGAAGCAAGATTAAAGCAAGCACAGAGAAAATATGCGATACTGAGCAATAAAAGGAGAATGTAGATGAGAGAAATATTATTCAGAGGTCAAACTCGCAGATACGGCGAAAAAGTCAGAACTTTAAAGGAGTAAAAATTATGACAAGATATGAACTCGAAAGACATTTAGGGAAATATGTTGAAATCGTACTTTTTGACGGAACGGTGATTGAGGGCATTTTACATAAAACAAGTGAAAAAGCCTTCGAAAATGACGCTAATTTGTCAATACCAAAGTTACGATATTTCTGCACTTGTGGGGATAAGGTTGTTAGTAATTGTGTTTTTAGATTGTCCCACATTAAAAAAATCAGTCGTATAAAAATTAAACTTAAAGTTGTTGACGAAGTTAAACTCTCAAAGTGGGTAAAAAAGGAAGTCAGAAAAGTAGGTGAAGCGGAAGCATACTGCTTAACTTGCGGGAGAGAGGTTGTTTATCAAGTCATTAACAACCGTTATCAATTTGAAAACTATTGCCCACATTGCGGTGCAAAAATGGATAAGGAGTGAGCAAGAATGAAAGCCCATATAACTAAAGAACCTGCTGACATATGTGATCATTATACACGAGATTGTAGTATATCTTTTCTCGCTACCGTTACATATCACCCACCTAAGAATAGTCATAGGAACGCACCTTGTCCTTGTGGAAGCGGAAAGAAATATAAAAGATGTTGTTTGATAAAGGAGAACAGGCAAAATGACAAATTTTGAAAAGATAAAGCAGATGAGCGTTGAGGATATGGCGGAAATGTTGCTTGATGCAAGTGAAAAACATTTTACATACTGCAACCATTGTTCATATCAAAGTTTTTATGCACCGCATTGTACATCTAGCAACCTTCGAACAGATTGCGTATATGCAATCAAAAAATGGCTTGAAAGTGAGGTAGATACGAATTGACGGCGAGAGAGATTAAGGGCAAAATAATAGATTTTGAACTGTATCGTATGGAAAAGGAGCTTGAAAAATTTAAGGATTACGATAAAAAGAACTTGTTTGCAGATTATTATGCTAGTGACGAATGCAAAAACCCAGACAGTTACGGAATTGTATGTGTAAAATGCGGAGAGTGCGGACGTACTTTTACAAAAGATGGAATTTTAAAGGAGAATTAAAATAAATGAAAGTACATCATTGCATAGATGTTTGTTGTGGAGGACGTATGTTTTACTTTGATAAACATAACCCAGATGTAGTCTTCATGGATAACCGTAAATTTACTGATACTCTTTGTGACGGTAGAGCGTTTGAAGTCAAACCTGATGTTGTAGCCGATTTCAGGAATATTCCTTTTAAAGATGATACGTTTAATTTAGTAGTATTTGACCCACCGCATCTAATCAAAGTAGGGGATAAATCTTGGTTGGCAAAAAAGTACGGTAAACTTAACCCACATACATATAAAGATGATTTATCTCAAGGGTTTAGGGAATGTTTCAGAATTTTGAAACTATATGGAATTTTGGTTTTTAAATGGAATGAAACGGATGTTAAAACTAACGAGATAATTAAATTATCACCAATACCGCCACTTTTTGGGCATAAAAGTGGAAAATTGAATAAAACACATTGGCTACTTTTTATGAAAAATGGTACTGAAAGTGAGGCAGTAGAAGAATGACCGCAAAAGAGACTATGTATAAAGCAATCAATACATATCAGTGTTCCAGAAGGTAGGACTTTAATTACTGAAAATCAATGGAAAGCAAAGCACTTTATAAAGGTTGACGAACAGAGTGGTAAGTATTTATGGGTTAATGCTAATTGTCCGTTTAAAAAGCTGTACTTGTGGGACGAGGAAGTTCGCCGTATGACCGAGCAGGAGCTTGCAAAATACCGAGCAGACGAAAAAAGTAAGCGTATAGCTCGGAAAAAAGCTCTTCTAAAGCGCAAAGAGGCGAAAAAACAAGAAGAATTACAAAAGTACACTTAGTTACGATTATGCAGACAGCAGTAATGCTATTACGGACGGCTATAAATAAGGAGGATATTATGAGTAGGCTTTTTGATTATGACCTGGTATTACTGCGGAGCTCGAATGGAGGATAAAGAAAATGATTGATTGTTCAAGAACTGAAAATTACTTTGCCGAAAAGCAAAGGATGACGAAAAAACATAAACTAAATCACGGTGGATATGCATGTAAACTTAATTGTGCTGACTGCCCTTTGAGCCATTTAAATAATGATTCTACGATGTTGTGTTCGGACTTTGAAACATGCTATCCCGAAAAAGCAATTGCAATTGTGCAGAAATGGTCGGATGAACACCCACCAAAAACTTATTTAAGTGAGTTTTTAAAAAACTATCCGAATGCTCCTCTTGTTCACGATGGAACACCTGAAATATGCCTTCGGAAGTTAGGCTTGACAGATATAAAGACTTGTAGAGTAGGCGGCTGCGTAGAATGTTGGAATCAGCCTATTGAGGACGGTGAAAATTAATGACACTTGACGAATTAAAAGCTGAAATATCAGAACGCATAGAAAGTGAACAGGAGAAGATGAGCGGATATAATGACAGCAAAAGCAGAAAGGACAAACATTATTACATAAGCGAAGGAATGGTGATAGCGTACGGAATTGTGGCTGATTATCTTGGTGATTTGGAGGTGCTTGAATGACAAATGAGGCGTATGAGCAGATTAAGCTATTCAACTGGGTTGCGTATGCGAGAAATACTTATCCGCAGCTTGACTTGCTGTATCATGTACCAAATGGTGGCAAGAGAAATCAGAAAGAGGCGTTTAACCTTAAAAGGCAAGGTGTGAGAGCCGGTGTGCCTGATTTGTGCCTGCCTGTATCGAGGGGGAAATATCACGCACTTTACATTGAACTCAAGGTGGGCAACAACAAAGCGACTGAAAAGCAGCGAAAATGGATAAAGAGACTGAGAGAGCAGGGCAATTTGGCGCTTGTTTGCTATGGCTGGGAGGAGGCCTCGGCTGTACTGCTTAAGTACATAAAGCTAAAGGCGGACAGTGAAGATGAAAAGCTGTGAGAATTGCAGGCATTTTACACGCTGCTCAGCGAGGAGCAGAGGAGTGGTGTGCAACTGCTGGGGAAAATATACAGGAAGAAAGGACGGAATAAAAACGATGGCAGAGGAAAAGGTACTGGTTTTCAAGTACGCAGAGCCGCTCGGCTACAAGGACGAGATTAGAGGTATGGTTGAGATGATTGACAGGGTTGAGATTGAGAACTTTTTGAGGAGTGAGAAACTCAAAAACAAGGACTTGCTTAAAGGCAGAATTAAGATGATTTATTCGGGCAGCGGCAAGGACAACCTTATTAATAAAGATACAGGCGAGGTTTACAAGGGAACGGTGATGTTTGTAGGCGTTTCAAGAGAGGACATTGTTAATCTTACTGATAATCAGATTAAGGCGATTAAGTGCGTTTATAGAAAGGTGGGTTAGAGAATGTACGGGGTTATTGTAATTGCACTATTTGCGGCTTATTCTTTTATCTTTTATGAAATTCACAGAATTGATAAAAGGGAAACAAAGGAAGAGATAGAAAACTTGAAAAGCTGCATTACTCACAGTCAAAAATAGCATTAAGCAATTCAGGAGGTTCGATTAAGTACAATGAAACAGTATGAAGCAGACGAACAAAAGAAGCTCTTTCGCTGGGCTGACTTTATGAAGACAGAGTATCCCGAATTGGATATGATGTTTCATATTCCAAACGGCGGTAGTCGCAATAAACTCGAAGCAGCCAACCTAAAGAAACAAGGTGTGCGTGCAGGCGTGCCAGATATATGCTTACCTGTTGCTCGTGGAGGTTATCACGGACTGTTTATTGAGCTTAAATTTGGCAAGAACAAGACAACAGCAAAGCAAGACGAATGGCTTGCAAAGCTGAATGAAAAAGGTTATGCAGTCGCTGTTTGCTATGGCTGCAAAAAAGCGCAGGATAAAATTCTTAAATATCTTAATTTAGGAGAATAACAATGAAAAATGAAAAAGCAGAAACCAAAGTCGAAGAAGTCGCAGAAGAGGGTAACTTTGACACTCTGAGTGAACTTGACAAACTCGCAGTCGGCTTTATCGCAGGAGAAATTGACACAGAAATAATAAACAGTCTTGATACATACAACAGGTGGTTTGTTCTGTCCATGTCAGCTATATACAGCTGTGGCAAGATTGGCTTGCTCTCGGCTAAAAGTTGTGTGCAGGTCAAATACAAGTTATTGAGCGAATACAGACGATTCAGAACAGAAACATATTTCGCAGAGATTGAGCACCGTGAATGGATTAAACGAACGAGAGAAACATCTTGCAAACTTACAGAACTTGCACATCAAATTAATAACAAAGATACTGATGCATTAAAAACAGCTGTCGAGATTATTGACTTATTCACGAAACAAGATGTATATAATCAATTATTTATAAAAGCAGAAGCTGATGAAGAGTATAAGCAGAAATGTGTACAAGCTCTTACACAAAATGAAAAACTCTTCTTCGACCGCTTTGGCAATATACCTTTTGTAGATTTGCTTTTTAAATTCTATAAATCCACAGAAGAGAACAGAGCAGCGGAAATATACAAAGAGCTCGATTGTGACAATCTCAATGTTATTGCTCACCGTGTACCTGTAAAGTCTGAAAATTGTCAAGGTATCGCAAAATCATATCTTGAATATTTTAAATAAAAATCAAAAAATGCAGGGGCTGAAAAGTCCTTGCGTATCCTGCTCAAGTAATTAATTAAGTGACGAAAACTGTTTTTACATATATAATAGGAAGTTTAAAATGTTTACATACAAATGTGAGATCCAATCCGGACCGATGCTTGAAATTAAATACTATCAAAGTTTGCGCAAGCGTAACAAGAAAAATATGTCACGCAGTATCAACAGAGCAATCACATCAGAAAAAATGGCGCAGGCTAATCGCATAAGAGGTGAGCAGCATACACAGAGATTAATTCTTGCGAATTTCAAGCAAGGTGACTGGTGGGTAAGATTTTCAGCACCGTATCAAAATTTCACAGAAGAAGAATTTGAAAAGATTGTAAGCAATTTTTTCAAACGCATTAAATATCACGCAAAAAAGCAATGCTTGCAGTTTAAGTACATCGGTTTCTGCGAGTGTGGTAAGCGTGGTAGCAACTGGCATTTGCACATAATCATTGAGGATTGTGTAAAAGACATAGCCATGAAGATGTGGCAGTGGAGCAACGGAATTAATCTCACACCATTGTATGAAGACGGCAATTTTGCTGATTTAGCAAAATACATTCGCAAAGATGTTGTTGGTACAAAAAGACTCAAAACATCACGCAATCTCACAAAACCAACCGTTACAGTAATTGAAGGCAAAAAGAGAGAATTTAAAAAACTTGAAAAAGGCGAGGCTTTGCAAATTCCACAAGGCTATTATCTTGTGCGTGACGAAATGTGGGTTAATGACTTCACTGGAGCGTCGTTTTATTTTACCTATTTGGCAATCGATAATCACAAATACCGTAGAAAGGATATGATTAATAATGACACCTAATGAATACAGGCAAAAGCACAGATGTTGTGCTACTTGTGAATATTATAGAAATAGTTATTGCGAAGTTAAGCAAAAAGAGAAACGCTGTTTTAGCGGCAAATTTTGCAAAGTATATAATCCGCTTAAATTTGAGAAAAAACATAAATATCATTTCGTTTCGCTCAACGATTAAGCAATATTATCTGCAATAATGCAGTTGACTGCACGGAGGAGTCAAAAAATGAATCTAAAACAAATTAGAGAAATAGAGAATGACATATGCTATTATCGAGCACAAATAGCTATGCTCGAAGCTAAAGTTACGCACATAACAACAAATATTTCAAACGCTATTGATGGTGAGAGTGCGTCAAGTAGCATTGAAAAAATAGTACCTCAAATAGCTGATTTAAGAGAAGAATTGTACAAAGCAGAAATGAAAAAATCAAACGCTATAAGTTCGATACCTCCAACAACTTTGCAAGGAAGTTGTCTTTTACTGCGTCTGGAATATGGTTATGAATGGAAACAAATAGCTCACAAAGTAGGCGGAGGAAATACAGAAGACGGAATAAGAGTGATGTGTAATCGCTACGAATGGTAAATTTAAGCAAAGTTGTTCGTTTGTTCGGAGTAATGTATGTTAGACTATACTTGAGCAAAGCTCTAAAAAATACAAGGTTAATTTAAGTCGCTGTTACTGCAGCGGCTTATTTATTTTTAAAGAATTATGGCTAAAGACTTTGCAAAAGCATTCTACAAATCTAAAAAATGGCAGAATTGCAGACGAAGCTTCATTGATGAACGAACACTCATCGACGGTGGTTTGTGTCAGATATGTCATAAGAAGCTCGGTTATATAGTTCATCACAAAGTTATGCTCAATGCAAGCAACATAACTGACGCAAGCATTAGTCTTAACTTCGAAAATCTAATGTTCGTCTGTAAAGATTGTCACGACAATCTTCCGGGGCACGGAGTCGGAAACAGAGAACCGAAAAAATATTTTTTTGATGAGAGCGGTCAAATTTTTCCGACTCCCCCCTAAAAAAATTCGTATTAGAACAATCACAGGACCGAGGGGGGCAGGTCGAAATTTTGCGTACCTCGTGTATGACCCCCCTCCCCTTTTTAGTGAGGTGACTTGAAAATGATTGACGAAAAAAAAGAAAAACGAGAAATCAACAGAGAAAAGAAAAGACTTAGCTCTATTTACACGGATATTCCGGCAAAAAGGAAAGACTTAGCAGAAGGACTTATCGAAAACGCTGCTTTCACTCGAATTCGACTCAAAGAATTACAAGCAGATATAGCTATCTACGGATTAACAGAGCTATTTTCGCAGTCAGAAAATCAAGAGCCTTATTCACGCAAACGACCCGAAGCCGACTTGTACAACACAATGCTTGGGAACTATCTCAAGTACATCAAGCAGCTCAATGATATGTTACCTAAAGATGCTGATGCTAAAGAAATCACCACAGACGGTTTTGACATTTTCGTCGATGGTCGTGATATAAAATGACCCGTTATCCGCTCAGTTATAACCCGATTTTGCTGTATTATGAGCAAATTAAGAGCAAAAAAGTTACTGTATGCGATAAAGTTCAGAAGTGGTACAAGCATCTTAGCAACAAGGTAATTAACCCGACAGACGGCTACCATTACGACCCTGCAAGAGGAAATCATATTATTGAATTTGCAGAAAATTTCTGCCGTCACAGCAAAGGTAAAGCAGGCGGTCAGCTTGTTAAACTTGAGCTGTGGGAAAAAGCGTGGCTTGCTGCTACGTTTGGTTTTGTTGATGATGACGGAATAAGAGAATACAACCTGTCTGTTTTGATTATTGGTAAGAAAAACGGTAAGAGTTTGCTTGCTTCTGTGGTTGGATTATATATGCTCATTGGAGATGGCGAACCGGGTCCGGAGGTTTATGCAGTAGCAACAAAAAGAGATCAAGCTAAAATTATTTGGCAGGAAGCTAAACGAATGGTACGCAAAAGCGAGGTCTTGCTCAAGCGTATCAAGCCATTACTGAATGAGCTTAGTTCGGAAGATTATAATTGTGGTGTGTTTAAGCCTCTTGCTTCTGATTCAGACACGCTTGACGGATTGAATGTGCATTGTTGTTTAATGGATGAGTTGCATCAATGGAAAAATGGCAGACAGCTCTACGACATTATGGCAGACGGCACGATTGGTCGCGACCAACCACTGATTCTCGTGACTACAACAGCAGGACGAATTCGTGAAGATATTTACGATGAAATCTACGACGAAGCTGTCAGAGTTACGAATGGCTTATTTGATGATGTAGGCTATAAAGACGAACACAGCTTGTATATGGTCTATGAGCTTGACAAGCGCGAGGAATGGGAAAATCCTGATTGTTGGCAGAAAGCCAATCCCGGGCTTGGTACTATCAAAAATAAAAACGCTCTTGCAAGCAAAGTCAAGAAAGCACAGCAAAACACAGCACTTGTCAGAAATCTTCTGTGTAAAGAATTCAATATCAGGGAAACATCAACAGAAGCGTGGTTGAGTTTTGATGAATTGAACAACGAGGAAAAATTTGATATAGCTAAACTAAAACCGGGGTATGGTATAGGCGGAGCTGATCTGTCAAGCACTACAGATTTGACAGCCGCAAAGATGATTTTTTGCGTTCCTGATGACATACACATTTATGTTTGTTCAATGTACTGGATACCCGCCGACCTTGTTGAGCATAAGGTTATCGAGGACAAAATACCATATGACAAATGGATTGAGCAAGGATATATGCGAACTTGTCAAGGAAACAAGATTGATGCGAGTGTAGTTACCGAATGGTTCAGAGAACTGCAGGACGAAAAAGACATCTATCTTTGGAAACTCGGCTATGATGCATGGTCGGCTCAAATGTGGGTAAATCAGATGACTGATTGCTTCGGGCCGTCAATAATGACAGCTGTGCATCAAGGCAAGCGTACATTATCTGCACCGATGAAAGCACTAAAAGCTGACCTTATTAAAAACAGAATTGTTTACAATAATAATCCGATTGACAAATGGTGTTTAGCTAATACAGCAATTGATGAAGACAAAAACGGCAATATTCAACCGATTAAAACATCTAAAGCGACAAAACGAATAGACGGCACAGCGGCTTTGCTTGACGCTTATACAGTCTTTTTCGAGAACGAAGATGAATATTTAAGCATTATATAAAATTCGGAAATTCCGAATTTCTAAGGTGGTGAGCAAATGGGAAAATTTAGTAATTTCATTAAGCGGGTAACAAGTTCAAAGGGCTTTTCGAGAGTAGAACTTGTTACACAGAATAATAGTAATTTTTTTCTATGGGGCAACAAGGCATATGATTCTGATACAGTGCGAGCGTGTGTCAATGCACAGGCTTTGAGATTTTCAAAGTTGCAGCTTAAACACATCAGAGAAATTTACAAAGACTCGGGCAAAGATTTAGTAATCAATCCTGAACCGTACATCAAATTTTTACTTGAAGAACCTAACCCATACACCACTATGGATATGTTGCTGTACAAAACAAGCGTACAGTTATCGCTATCAGGTAATGCATTTTGGTTAATAATCAGAGATGAAAACAGCTTGCCGATTGAATTGTATTTAATTCCTGCGAAGTCAGTTAACGACCTTTACGATGACCAAGGGCACCTGGTGTATGAGTTTATTGTCGGGAACGCTCAGACATTCCGCTTTGACTCCGCAGATGTTATACATTTGCGTGATGACTACGGAGAGCACGAGATTTTTGGCAGCGGAAAATTCAAGGCTCTTGCCCCCCTGCTCGAAATAACTGAAACAACTGACAGGGGCATTATCAACGCTATCCGGAATTCAGGTATTGTGAAATGGCTTCTGAAATATACCTCGGCTCTTAGGCCCGAGGATTTGAAAAGCAATGCAAAAAAATTCGCAGAAAATTATCTTGATATAAGCAACAGCTCTGTTGGCGTTGCAGCGGTTGACTCTAAAGCTGATGCTACACAAATTAGTCCGAATGACTATGTACCAAACGCACTTCAAATGGATAGAACCAAACAACGAATTCTTGAATTATTCAACACTAACGAAAAGATAATCACATCAACAGCAGACGAAGACGAAGAAAATGCTTATTTTGACGCTGTTATTTCGCCCAAAATCGTACAACTAAAAAACGAACTTACACGAAAACTTTTCACACGCAGACAGCGAGGTTGTGGAAACTATATAGCAGTCGGTTCGTTTAACTTACAATCAGCAAGTTTAAAAACAAAGCTAAACTTTGCAGGTATGGTTGACCGTGGAGCAATGCTCCCAAACGAATGGCGAGAATCACTTGGACTTGCCCCTGTTCCGGGCGGTGATACTCCGCTTAGAAGATTGGATACAGTTCCGGTTGAAGGAGGTGAAAACATTGTCGAAGATAATTGACATCAAAGGTCCTATCATCACAAATGATGATAAGTGGATTTACGATTGGTTTGGAATAGATTACTGCTGCCCTGCCGATATTCGTTCACAGCTTGAAGATGCGACGGATGATGATAATGTGCAAGTCGTTATCAATTCGTCAGGTGGTGACATCTTTGCCGCCTCCGAAATTTACGATATGCTCGCCGAAAGCAAGGCTACAATCAAGGTCATTTTTGCCGCTTCGGCTGCTTCGTATATTGCTTGTGCTTGTAGCTCTGAAATCGTACCTACGGGTATGCTAATGATACATAATGTGTCAAGTTATGCCGCAGGCGACTACAACGATATGGCACACGAATCAGGCGTATTGCTCAAAGCAAGCAAAGCCGTTGCGACAGCGTACAGGCTTAAAACAGGTATGACAGAAGACGAACTTATCGGACTTATGGACGATGAAACTTGGCTTACTGCTGACGAAGCAGTCGAAAAAGGTTTTATTGACAAGGTTGCTGAATATTCAAACAGGTCAAAAGAAGTTAAACTTGCAGCAAGTCTTAACGGTCTTATCCCTGACACAATTGTCAAACAGATGAGAAACGAAAAAGCGCAGCTTACAGCAAAAATCGATTTACTTAAACGAAAGGAAGTAGAAAACAAATGAACAAAAAGGAATATCTCGACAAGAGAAATGCTCTTTACGACAAAGCGAAAAAGCTCATTGCAGAGAATAAACTCGCAGAGGCAAAAGAAATTACACAGCAGATTGACAAGCTCGACAGCGACTTTGAAAATTCTGCCGTAGACAAGGCAAACAAAAACGCAGAGGAGGGAATCAAAATGCCTGCACCATTTGAAAATCACAAGGCAAACATCGACCTTACAGATGAAGGCGAACAGGTAACAGATATGTACGCAACGCTTGAATACAGAAAAGCCTTCGCTAACTATATTCAGAACGGTGTACCCGTGCCGCAGAAGTTTGCAAATGCAGCGGCACAGACCACATCAAGCACTGCGGCGGCTATCGTGCCGACCACAATGTATCAGCGCTTAATCGTTGAACTTGAAAAAATCGGCGAAATTTACGCAAGAGTGTTCAAGACGGCTTATCCGACCGCACTTCTTGTTCCTACACAGAATATCAGACCAACAGCAAGTTGGGTTGATGAGGAAAAAGGTTCAGATCAGCAGAAAGTAACAACAGACAAAGTCGTTTTTGCCGGCTATAAGCTCGAATGCAAGGTAGCATTTTCACTCTTTATGACAAAAACTGCACTTGATATTTTCGAATCGCAGTTTATTGAACAAATTAAAAGCGCTATTGTAAAAGCTGTCGAAATGGCGATTATTAAAGGATCCGGCACAGGCTCTCCGACAGGTATTCTCACCTGTACGCCTCCCGCAGGTCAGACTATTGAAATAGCAAAGACAGGTAAACTTACTTATTCAACACTTTGCACTGCCGAGGCGGCTCTTCCTGCCGCATATGATGACGCTGTGTGGCTTATGACAAAAAAGTCATTCTTCTCATTTATGGGCATCACAGACAGCAACGGGCAGCCTGTTGCTCGTATGTCAGAAGGCCTTAATGGTAAGCCGTCGCTTTCGCTCTTCGGTCGTACTGTTATCCCAACTGATGGCTATATGGATTCATATGCTGATACAGTTTCAGCAGACACAACATTTGCAATGATGTTTAATCTCAAGGATTACATCTTTAACGAAGTAATGGGTGTAAGCGTCAAGAAATACGAAGAAGACGAAACGGACAACACTGTTATTAAAGCCGTAATGCTTGCAGACGGTAAGGTTGTTGATAAGCACAGTCTTGTAAAGCTCGTTAAAAAGAGCGCATAAGGAGTGAAAGACTATGGCTGAAAGTAATCTAATTCAAGAGGTGAAAAAGGCCCTTAGAATTACAACAACAATGTTTGATGATGAGATTTCAGCCGAGATTGACGCTTGTTTGCTTGACATGAGAGGGGCAGGAGTTGACATCGAGCACGAAAACTCCGCCCTTGTCAATCAAGCGGTAAAGTTCTATTGCAGAGCTTATTTTTCGACTGTAGCAGATAGTGACTGGTCAGTTCAGTACGAAAAATTAAGAAATGCGATGGCAGCAAGAGGAGTGCAGAACTATGAATAGTGACACGATTATTGAACTTGTTGAAAAAGTTGAACAGTCTGTTAATGACCTCAACGAGATTATATATGCAGAGAAAAAACGCTCTGTATATGCTATTCAGAAATTTGTGCGTCAATCAGAATTTTTCCAAGCTCAAGCCAATGGATTAAAACCCGAGTGTGTTGTAGTAATTAATGCATTTGAGTACAACAACGAAGAATTCTGTTATCTTGAGGGCAAAAAATTCAAGATATACAGAGCCTTTCAGGTTAAGAACTCTGAAAGAGTTGAACTGTATCTTACAGATGTGGTAGGTGAAAACAATGTCACTACCTAAGGCGGTTAAGATAACGAAAAACGGTGTTGAATTTGTAAGCAATGTTGAAAGGCTACAATACACTCTCAAAGAGCTTGAGAGAGCCGCTCTGCGTGATGTCGGCAAGTTGGTATGTAAACGGACAAAGCAGAAAATAAAACGCAGGACGGGGCGCTTAGCGAAAAATACGCAATACTGGGTGCGAAGCAAACAGAAAGTACCGGATTTGCAAGTCGGATTTAAGCCGGGCGGATTTTATGGCTTGTATCAAGAGATTGGCACGAGTGAAATTCTAAAAATCGGAGCACTTAGCAACGCAGCGGAAGATAATATCTCTGACATAATTAAAATTGAATCACAATACTTGAGCGGTATCGGCACAGAAGAAGCCGAGAGCTTAATCAAGGAGGGGGATTATCAAGGTGAATAGCATTAAAAAAATGTTAAAAGAAGTGCTGTTTGGCTTTGCCCCTCTTTATTTTTTCAGGCAAGCTGATAGTGGTTTTCCTCGTTTGGTTTACGATGTCAAACAGATATACACAGATGAGCCGTATAACAAGTTTATTGTAACTTGCAATCTATATGACAGAAACACAACGGACGAAATCGACAGCATTGCAGATGAGATAAATGAGCAAATCGGCTTAGCTATCATCGAACATGAAAAAAATTATTACAAATTCTATAAAAGCGACGATAGGCAGTACATAGACGAAACAGATAAGTCTATTAAGAGAATAATGTTCACTCTCGAATTAAGAGAGTACAAACGAAAGGATGAAAAATAATGGGCACAGCAAAAGTAAGAAAAGTAAAGCCTTACTCGGGTTTTACAAGCAAAACACTCGATAATATGCTGCTCGACGCAGGTGTGTTTTTTAAAAACTATGATGTTAATAAAGACACTTATGTTACAGCAAAAGCTGCAGGAAAATGCCTTGGAGTCACAATCAAAGGCGGAGAATTTTCAGCAAAGCCTACGATAAGAAATATTGAGTTTGACGGTGTAAAATCAAGAGTTAAAGGAAACGCTCTTATTGACAGTTGGGAAACTTACATAAAAGCAACAGTTGCAGAAGTTACAGAGGGAAATATATGTAATGCTCTCGGCGCAGCGGAAACAGACGAAGAAACTCTTGCAGGTTATCACGGAATTAAAGGCAGAAACTATTTCATTGATTCCGATTATGCAGATAATATCACTTGGGTAGGCTGCCTTTTAGGTAAGAATAAGCCTGTAATCATTCAGATTTTTAATGGTCTGAATGAGGGCGGTCTTACAATGGGCGTTGCCGATAAAGACAACGGCAAGTTTGATGTGCAGTTCTACGGCTACAGCGATGAAACTGCATACGATTCAGAAGATGTTAAACCGCCGTTCGTAATTTGGGAACCAGTTGCAGAGGAGGTATAATCAATGAGAAAATTAGGCTTAAAGGACGCTTTTTCGGTGGCTCGTATTATTAAGTCAGCAGATTTAAAAAATGAAATTTTCGAGTTTGCTAAGTATGTTAAAACTAAGGACAAGAAAAACAAACAGGAAGTTGGTTTTGAGTTTGTCATCACTATGATTTCATCACTCTCAAGCAAGGAAGTAGAAAACGAATTCTATTCACTCTATGCTGACATCAGAGGTGATATTACCCCCGAACAGGCAAGTCTTATGGACATTACAGAAGTAATTACAGACATCAAGAATATTATTGCAGAGAATGATATTCAAAGTTTTTTTACCTCGCTTTCAGCATTGATATAAACACATATAAGTTAATCTTGCAATACTGCTGCGGCAATCTTACAGCATTGCAAGATTTGTCATTCGCTGAAATCTTAAAAATCACTGAAAATGAAATCAATGAGAAAAACGAAGAAATGAAATACAAGGCTTTTATTTTAACAAGCCTTGGTCAAATTACGCATTTATCGTACAGAGAATTTGTTGACAGCATAGACAGCAAAATGCAGTCAACTGCACAGGACGAAGTCAATACAGACGAAATTGAAAAGCGTGTTGAGGAAATGCTCAATCGCTACAAATGGCAGGAGGTGTAGTGCGTGGCAGTCGAAATTTTTAAGCTGTTTGGCTCAATCTTCGTTAATAACGATGAAGCAAACAAATCCATTTCAGAGACAGAGAAGAAAAGCAAGGGTGTTGCTTCAACTCTCGGAAATGGAATCAAAACTGCTGCTAAATGGGGAACTGCTATGGTAGGCGGTGCGGTGGCAGGTGTAGGAGCATTGTCCTCCGTGGCAGAAAGTACGCGAGAATATCGGACGGAAATGGGCAAACTTGACACAGCTTTTACCACAAACAAATTTTCAGCTGCAGACGCAAAGCAAACATATTCCGACCTTTATGCCGTAGTAGGCGACAGCGGACAAGCAACAGAAGCCGCAAATCATCTTTCTCTGCTTTGCAATTCTACAAAAGACTTGCAATCTTGGACAGAAATCTGCACCGGTGTTTACGGGCAGTTTGGCGACTCGCTCCCGATTGAAGGCTTAACTGAGGCGGCGAACGAAACAGCGAAAGTCGGAGCTGTAACAGGTCCGCTTGCCGATGCACTTAACTGGATGGGTGTGTCAGAGGACGAATTCAACGAAAAACTTGCAAAATGCTCATCGGAACAAGAGCGACAGCAGTTGATCACATCAACACTCACATCACTATATTCCGACGCGTCGGCTCAATACAAAGAAACAAACGGAGATATAATGGAATCCAACAGAGCACATCAGCAACTGTCAGATACAATGGCACAAATCGGTGCTGTTGCTGAACCTGTGCTTAATTCGATTATTGACTTAGGTGGAAAGTTACTCGAACAGTTATCGCCGCTTATCGAAAGTGTAGCTGAGAAGCTTGCCCCTGTGCTCATTAACATCTGTGAAGAGGTTGCCCCGATAATCGTGTCAATGCTTGAACAGATTATGCCATTGATTGAGGAATTGCTTCCGTTTATAGCTCAACTTTTGGAACAGTTAGCACCAATAATTGTTCAACTCGTAGAAACACTATTACCTGTTCTCGTACAAGTAATCAAACAGCTTTTGCCTTCATTTATGGAAATTCTCAACGCATTAATGCCGTTGTTAGACACTATTTTTCAGCTTGTACAGCCGTTTATCGACTTGATTTTACAGTTAATAGAGCCGTTCGCAGCACTTATTTCAACAGCTATTGCACCGCTCATCACTAAGTTAGCTACACTGCTCAATGACCTTTTACAGCCCTTAATTCCTGTTTTTAATGAAGTTGCAAGTGTTCTAAGTGAAACATTTCAACCGATTTTTGAAGAGCTTGCACCCGTTTTTGACCTTGTGGCGCAAGCATTAGACCCGATTTTTGAACTTTTAAGCATGTTACTCGATGCAATTATACCCTATATTATTCCAATTGTAAAAGAGCTCGCAGATGTTTTTAAAAATGTTCTTGGTTCTACATTAAGCGGAGTAAGCGAAATCATCAAAAATATGACAGGATTTTTTCAAGGACTTATTGATTTTATTCAAGGCGTGTTTTCTGGAAATTGGGAGCAAGCGTGGAACGGAATTGTTAAAATGTTCAAAAACATTTTTAACAGTATCCCCGCAGCGGTTGAGTTCATTATTAACGGTGTAATAAAAATGATTAACGGTTTGCTTGACGGAATTAACTGGGCGGTCGAATGTATTGGCTGGGAAATTCCGCACATTCCAGAGGTCACTCTCCCCCGTTTCCGTGCCGGTATCGACTATGTACCGAATGACAAGTACCTCGCTTATTTGGATGCAGGCGAAGCGGTTTTGACAGCACAAGAGGCTGAACAATATCGTAAAGCCAAGCAGGACGGTACAAATCCATTTAGGAGTGACAGCACAGACAAACCATCAACGACTAACATTGACATCAATGTGAATATTAGCGGCGTAACGGTCAATAGTGATTCGGATATAGATAGTCTTGCGGAAAGATTATCTGAGCGATTAGCAGAGGAAATTACAAGTAAAAGGAAGGTGTTTAGCTGATGCACAACTTTTTTTATAATGGCAAATGGCTTAGTCAATTTGGCGGTCGTATAGTTAATGCACCTTATCACTCTGTTGCTCAGCGTGATTTTGAGCTTATATCAATTCCGGGGCGAAGCGGTGATATAGTGCAGGACAACAGCAGATACAACAATGTTGATTTTGAGCTGCAAATAGCTTTAATGCCTTTGCTTGCTCACACAAGTGCTCAATATCTTGCGTATAAAATTATAGATTGGCTGACTGAATTTAACAATTATCAAACATACAAGGACACATATAACAAAGGCTATTATTGCTATGCTGTAGTGACTAACCTTGACACAATTCAGCGTGAGTTACCTTCATATCTCACAACTACCGTTAAATTCAGTCGTAAGCCGTATTGGTATGCACAGACAGAGCCTATAAGCCTTGTTAGCGGTCAAAAGCTAAATTTACTCAACCCTGAAAGAATGCCGTCAAATCCGCTTTACAGGCTCACGGGTACGGGTGCTTCTGCAACGCTAACGATAAACGGAGAAACACTATCTATAAAAAATCCAGTTAGCGCAGATTACACAGTCCTTGACGGTGAAAATATGCAGTATTACTCTGTTAAAAACGGCATTAAATCTTATATCTCACCTCTCTTGCCACAAAAATTTAAAGCAGGAGAGAATGAGATTATCGCTAATCAGGTTATTGGTTCGCTTACGCTTGAGCCGAATTGGAGGCGCTTATGATACCTTTAGTCTACGAAACGACAAGCAGAATATTATCGCTCAACTCAATGCACTACCTCGGCAGGCTTACCGGTTGCACAGAATGTACCGTCGAAGAGTCACGCAACGCAGATTACACATTAAATGCAAGCGTTGTTAAAAACTCTGAATGTGCAAACAGTGTAGTTATTCAGAATTATATTTGCGCAAAACCAAATCCAACAGACGAACCACAATTTTTTGAAATCTACAAAGTAGTAGAAAAAAACAATGTTCTTAGTATCAAAACGAAGCACATCAAACATAACTGCTATAACAACATTCTTGCCGCAGGCGAAACATCAGCACAACTCTATTCACCTGCGGAGGCTTACGAAAATTTAGATGCTCTTTTTGACAACAACTATGTATTTTCGTCAGATATAACGGACAGAAAAAACATCAAGCTCGGCTTTACTCAAGTTTGCACGCTCGGCGATTTCCTTGGCGGAGCAGAAGGCAGCTTACTTGATTTGTTTCACGGTGAATACAAGTGGAATAACTTCAATGTTTCATTTCTAAAAAGCAGAGGCAAAAAAAGAGCATATCGACTTAAATGGGGTGATAACATCTCAAGCTATGAAAAAACACAGTCGAGCGAAACTACAATAAGCCATGTGTGTGCTTATGCTACTGTTTATGATGAATTTTCAAAGCAAGACATACAGATAATTGCTGACCCTTATGAGATTTTTGAACAAAAATCAAAAACAAATAAATTACAAGTATATCCAGTTCCAGACAAGCTTGTCGATGGAATCACAGTAAATTCTTCATCAGGTGACGGATACGAATTTGTCAAAAACACTTGTAGAATAGCAGCAATGGCTTACATAGGAGGAGATAAACTTGGTGAGATCAAGAGCAATATTAAAGTTGATGCAGAAGCGGTCCTTGACGATATGCAACAGTTTAATCTTTGCGATACTGTTACAGTAATCTTAAGTGACAGTATCGCAGCGGAATCCAAAATAGTCAAAACTACATATGATACACTTAGAGAACAATATAAACAGCTTGAGCTTGGTTCGTTCAAAACTAAGCTATCTGATTTCGTAAAATGAGGTGAACATAATTGAATGTAAAATACAAACTTAATCTTGATGTATACAAAGACAGAAATTACGAAAGTATAATAGTCGCTCAAAATGATGACAAGTCACGCATCATTGAATGTAAGCTATATGCTGATTCACAACCGGTAGCGCTATCTTCAAGCGTTACCGCTGCGTTTAACGCAACTGTGGATAATGTTATCGTCGCTGAAAATGTGCCTTGTATAGTTGCAGACAATGCAGTTAAAATCACTCTTGCGAAATCAATGCTACAGCTCGCAGGTATGATGAAGTGCGAACTTGTGCTAAGCGAAAACGATACAATTCTAACTACACAGCATTTCAGCGTATATGTCAATAAATCTGTTATTAACAGCAAGTCAAAATACGAACCGAACGGCGGTGCACTCGCAACAAAAGATGACATAAACACAGCAATCGAAAAAGTAAAAGATGAAGTACTTACAAACACTTACAATAAAACATATCTGGATAAGGTATTACTCCGTAAGCTTGACAAAATGCCCTTCGATACTGTACCTACAGTGAATAGTCCTAACTATGTAACGAGCGGCACATTATATAACAGTGTTAATACTCTTAATCAAAGTATTGCAGCAAAATATGATAGCTCAAATTTTGAGAGCGGTACAGGAGAATTATCTCCGGCGCAGACAATTTATGAGGGCAGTGCGGGAAAATTCGTTTATGTAAAGAACGGCAACGCAGTTACTGTGTCTGTAAATATTACAAGTATGTCGGCGGATAGAAACTATTTGCAAATGACGGGTTTGCCGTTCCCGGCAAAAAACGAAAGTAAACTTGCAAGCATTGCCGTATATTCTACAGCGAATAAATTGCGTAATGTGAGAATAGACGGTTCGTGGCTTTACATCAGCTCAACTGACAAATTTGTCGAGGGCGAAAAAATGAATTTCATTATTACATACATAATCAAATAAGGAGTGAATTACTATGGAAATCAAAGAAAGAATTACACTCGATATGCTCACAAAAGACAGTGTAAGCGTATTAAGACAGAAGTTTGTTGTTATCGACGGCACTGAAATGCAGGTCGGCGGCAATGTTCGCAACGCTTACACAAATTGTGAAGATGACAAAAAAAATTTAAAAGAACAACTTTCAGAAGAATATTATAATGCGGTTATGGCAGTGTGGGAGGTATAAATATGTCAAAAATTACTTGTGTTGATATTTCGGAATTTCAGCAGAATATCGACTTCAACAAAATGAAAAATGACGGCATAAAAGCTGTAATAATAAGGGCTGGTTATGGCAGAGAAACATCACAAAAGGATACGATGTTTGAAAGTCATTACCGTAATGCTAAAGAGGCTGGACTTAAAATCGGTGCCTATTGGTACAGTTATGCTGATAGTGTCGATGATGCAGAAAAAGAAGCAAAAGCCTGCCTTGAGTGTGTTGAAAATAAATATTTCGATATGCCAATTTATTATGATTTGGAAGATAATTCAATTGTTAAACTCGGCAAAGCAAAACTTACAGAAATTGCGGAACGCTTTTGCGAAACAATCAAGAAAAGTAACTACAGAGCAGGTGTATATGCTAATCTGAATTGGTTTAATAATTATCTCGATTACGATAAATTA